ATTAGGGTGCGCTGGCGGCTTCGGCCTGAACTCTGCATCAGCCTTAAACTTCAGGCCATCACGGCCACGACAGATGGCTGATGTTTTGCTGTCCAGCGTGGAAACCCATTCATACCCCTCAATCACATCGCTATTTTTATCATACGTTGCCTCACGCGCCACATTAGAGACATGAGCAACAGCAGTGCGCACGATGGTCTTAGCGTTGCGCTCTGAGATATCAGCAAGGCCGCCAGTGCCCACAACCTCTTTCACGATGTCGCGGGTAGTTCGCCCCTGCACAAATCCCATCTTCACGCCCTGGGTTAGCCTGGCGACCTCATCATCCTTCCATCCATCTATCCATGCACTGAAGTCAACTGGCTTGTCGTTAAGCTGCATGGGATTGAACTTAATGGCGCTCCATACCTGCTCAGGCGATGGCGTGGTAAAGCTGGCCTGAATGTTAGCGGCCATCGTCTTAGCAGACCACTGAGATTCATACGCACCTAAATCTTTCAGGTCTGCAATCAGCTGTTCATTCCAGTCGCCAGCAATGCCGCTAAGGATGCTATCGATATCCTTTAGCATGGCATTCAGGTTGGCGCGGGTGCGGCTATCGTCACCGAACTGCAATACGCGACTGCGCACCTCCTTGCGCATGTCGTCAATGAATGGAGCAACCAGCGAAGCCTCATGTGAGGCGTTACGCTGTAGCCAGATCTGGTGGCTGATAAAGGCTGATGTTAGGTTGCTCATGAATAAATCGCCAGGACCGCAAGGAATGCCAATATTGCTATTAGCGGGTAGCACGGCATTGGAAGCTTACTGAACCACATCCATAATTTACCCATTATACCCCCTGCTGTTGCTGTTGCTGCTCATTACCCTGCTGCTCAACACCATTCGCCGTTGCCGGGATGTCGCCAGTTACCTCTGTAGTATTACCCGTGGCATTGGTGCGCGTTGGCATCTGATTTTCCAGTGCGTCGGTAATATCCTCATCTTTCCAGTCAGTTACGCCAGCAGCGCGCAATGCCGCATAGTAGGCGGTCACTGGCAGGTATCCGGCATTGATGTCAGCCATCCACGCGGTACGGTCTTGCGCGGTCATCTGCTGAAGGAAGAACTCGGTATTCAGCTTAAATTCGATCTCAGTCCCTTCAGAGATGCGCATCATGCCAGCTACCCACTTCAGCGCCCGCGTGTATGCCTCGCTAACGTTGTTTGAGATGGTCGCCATCACTGATGTGTCGGCACCGCGCTGAAGGCGGGCAGACTCTGCTGTAATCTGCTGGGTAGGGGTGATAAGTTGAGCGCCGATCTGGATTGCCTGCTGTTCTTTGTCCAGCATGCCCTGACGCGCAGCCGTACTTGAGCTTGCCTGCAGCAGTGCTGCGCTGCCATTCTCTCCCAGGTTAATGCCGCATCGTGCGCCAAACTTCACGCCGTTGGGGTTAGCCTCCTTCCACAGCTCCGGCGTCATGCTCTGACCAGGGGAGATGGTTAGCATCACCTGTCCGGTGACAAACGTATTCTCCTCGCTGTCTGCGCTATTGCGGAAATGGCCGATCTGCAAATCGCACAGCGGCAACATCGGTGCATCGTCAATCGTCGAGTCGTTATTGCTGGCCCCAATGAAAGTGAATGGGATTTCATCAACAGGCACATTACCGAGCTGCGGGTAGATATCCACAACTTGCTCAATCTCGCCGCCACCCTCTGTGAACTTAAACAGGCGCTGGCGGTACTTCCCATCGACGATATCCAGCACGCGATATTGCTGACCGTACTTCACAACGAACTCATTATCAGGCTCGACGTATTCGTACTCTTCACGCAGCACCACCATCACCAGAGCATTAGACGATCCTTTACGCTCCAGCTTCCAGTTGATGATGTTCTCTGCGGTGTAGAACGCAATGACCGGATTCAGCTTTCCGGCGTTCTGCTCTGCCATGGTTGCAGCCTGAACGTCAGGAGCATCAACCAGCAAGCCACCACGGCCGATAGAATCAATCTCCATCAGTGTGTCCTGCGCATGCTGCCACAGCCCAACGCCTGAACCATCTGCATTCTTCAGCAGGTATTCCATGTTGTCAGGGATGATTTGCTCAGGGTTTTTACGCATCACCGCGCCAACCATGCCGGACAGGGTGCGCTTCGTGAAGTTGTAGCAGATAGCGCCGTCTTCATATTCCCGCTGGCGTGCCTCACCGTATTTTTGGTCTGACTCGTTAGCGCCAACATCACGCAGGTAACGCACAAGATCGCCAGCAATGGCGTGGCGGATGCGACTCCACTTATCGCAGTGGTATGCGTACTGTCGGTGCGGCGTTCTTACGCTGGCATTGTTCATTGTGCTTTCTCTCCAGCCTCACAGATTAAAGCCCCTGTTTCTTTGTTAATCACCTTGATATGCCCGAATGAAGTCACAGCTGGCACACCATCAATGAAAGAGCCATAAGAAAGCTCGTCTGGATAGATAGCGTGAATTCCAGATGTTTCTTTGCCATCCACAACCACACTTAAGACTGATGTCGGAACCACCATTTTATTGAAATATTCAGCATCCCACACCCTGCGGTTAACGTTGTCAACTAACGACTGAAGGGCGTCATAAACATCGCGAGGCAAATCATCCAGATTAGCTTCAAGTGCATCGATGAGCGACTTGATAGGCTCAATTTCTGTGATGTCTATTTTAACTTTTAACTCGGCCATCATTATTCTCCAGCGCTAAAGCGCAAAGCTGATCGGGATGTTCATTACTGGTTTACGCACAGGCATTTCGTAGGCGATAGGGTAAGTGGTTGCGTCATTCTGGTGGTCTACGCCTGAGCCTTTATCTGGCTCACCATTCTTATCATATGCCTGCTGCTCAAGCCCACGCGCAGTATTAGGGCAATTCTTGTCGTTAATCTTGATGATGCCTGATTCTAGCGCCTTATTCATTGACAGTACACGGTCTTTAACTGCCGGGTTAGCTGGGTTAACACGCACCTCGAATTTAGCCTGCTGGAGCATGGCGATGTCTGACACTGAAGCTCCCACGCTTTTGCGGTTCTTCCCGCTGGCATCCGGGTAGATAACGACGCGATGCCCATGACGCTGCCAGCGTTCCTGTATCACGCGCACAACATCAGGAGTATCGAAAAGGTCGCATAGCTCGGCTACTGCATGCCACTCCTTACCGCGCTGCACATAGACTGTGGAGGCCATCTTACCCACGTTGAAGTCCTGCCCGATGAATAGCGGCTCGCCTGGGATGATCTCCTCATGGCTTCGGCATTCCTTGCGATTGTACCCGTAGTAGACGGTGCCGGATGTGAGGTTGACGAATTCGCCATCCACGTAGGCATCAACCAGCTGCGATGGGTAAGTGTTATAGAGCGAGGGGATGTAGTCGCTCGGCAGGTTCTTCGCGTTCTGCCTGGTGCTGGCTTTGGTCAGAGAATAGAACTCTGCTATCTCCGGGCGCTCTTGCAGATCGACGACAAACAGCTTGTGAACGAAGTTGAATCCTTCTGGCGTGGTCGTGAAGTCCACGGTGTTTATCGGATAGTCATCACGCACCGATGACATGCGAGCAATAATCTTCTTCCATGCGGCATCTGCCTTTGCCATCTTCATCGTGTCTATTTCGTCGATCTGCGCGTGGTTGATGTCGAAGCCGACAATGCGGTGTGCATGCTCCATAGCGCGACACTTCACCATGCTGTACTCAACCTCATCGACGAACAGCTTAACCTCTTTGCGGCTTACGTTGATATCGACAGACAGTGCAACATCCCACTCCTTGCTGAGCATATCTCCCACCTCGGCGATAGTGCTATAGAAGATATCGGAGATCATGGGGTAGGTAGGCGCGAAGTAGCCCAGCTTAATACCAGGATACTGCATAGCCAGCATCCACAGGCGCACACAACCGACGAAGGTCTTTCCGCTACGGTAGCCGCCCACAAAGGCGTTAAACTTCTTGTGCGCAGCCAGGAACTGACCTTGCGGCACGTTAAGCGCAAGCGCCTTAGTCATCTGACTCATCCGCTGCACTGGCATCCTGAATGCTCAGCTTCACGTTGAACGACTTGCGCTTGCCCTTCTCACCCGGCAAAGCAACGCCCAGCATATCGTTGATGGTCTGAATGGCAGCGCGTGCGGCACTTAGATTTTCACGCCTTGATTTACCGTTACCATCTTCATAGGTATCGTACCCTGCATCAGCAATCTTCTTCAGCATGTCCAGGCGCCATTCAACACTCACACCGAAGTCATTTTCGGACTTCTCTGCTGCTTTTTTCTGTAGTTGCTTAATCCTAGCCTTTACCTGACCCTTTTTTAGCATCAGATAAGCCTTTGAATGCTGCGTCTCAGGCTTGGCCTTGCTTAGTGGATGCGCCTTCCTCCACGCAGCTGTTGCATCGCTACAGCCGCCCAATACATAGGCTTGCGCGAACGCCTCTTCTTTGGCGGTTAATTCAGTCATATCTATGCCCCTGGCATTATCACCTGACCCAATCAGGCTTTAAGTTATGATATAACATTTTATTGCAATGACAAAACCCGCCGTAGCGGGTTGGTGGGTTGGCATGCTGTGATGCTGGTGGAGGTGGCTACCTGTTGATGCTATAAACAAACCAATGGACAGGCCATAGCAGGCCGCAGAATAACGACAGGCACCATCTCTCACTGCCTGATGGAGTTGCCAGCTTAATCTGGTTGCTAACCCACTCTGCAGTCAGGCCTGCGATGAAGAAGTAGAGTGCGATTGATATGATCATCATGATTTCCTCACAAATGACCAAAACAGTGTTGCGCAGCTAAACCCAAGAGAGAAACATGACAACGCCAGGTGCCAGTCGGTTTCCATCAATCATCCCTCGCTTCGTGCTGTAGTGGTAGTTCATTATTCATAGATGCGCGTGATGCCTGCCATGCTTCCCATAACTTCTGGACTGTAGAACCAATGTAATTTTCACCTTGGCGAAGGAGGCGAGTGTCGTACACTCCAACCATCCATTTTTC